TACCAGAAGTATCTGTACCTGCTCCACTTCCAGATGCAAATGTACTTCCATACTGTAGATAAAAACCATTAGTACCAAAAGTTAAACCACTTACATCTTTTGGTATCCAACGATTTGTTGATGTATCCAGTTGACCAAAGCTAGTTGCATCTAGCTGTTGACCATCAATCATAACTGTTTCAGCTAAGTAAAAGTCTGGTTCACCAACTGCGTTATTTGTCTGTCTTCCAATGTTGTGTTCATTGGTAGAGTTAAACTCTGTATCATAATCATCAGTGGCTAAGTCTGTACCACTTACAGATTGTCTAACACCATTAATATAAATTATAACTTTATTGGCACTAGCTACTGCTGCTCTTGTATCATAAGCCACCACCAAATGATTCCAACTAGAAGTATCACCAAATGTTCTATCAGTGCTTATATTAAGTACAAACGATGAACCATTGTAAAGATTTGCCTGTACTTTTTTAGTAGCAAGAGTAGTACCAGTAATTCTAATTTGTGCTTCTTTTGATCCATCATCTGTAGTTAGTACTGCATTTTCATTACTATTACCTACACCTGTAATTTTAATCCAAGTGCTAAAGGTAAGTGTTTTTTCATTACCTCCAGAAGAAGGTGTTCTTGCAAGATATCTTAAATCTGCACTATTAAACATTGCAGATTTATCTACAGTGTAAGCATCAGTGAACGGAACAAAGTCTCCTACTCTTTGACCTGTTCCATTACCTTCGTACAGAGTAGGTGCAAAGTAATCTATTCCTTGAAATTCTGGTGCTGTAAGGTTTGCAGAATTTAACGACTTAGCATCTGTTGGTCTGTTAGTTACTCCTGTCCAGTCATCTTCGTCAAAAAGATATTGTGCAATGCTTGCACTACCTGTTGAATGGTAGAGATACAGAGTTTCATCTGTTGGTAAAGTGAAAGGCGCTGCTCCTGTTTTTGAAGAACCGCTTGTTGGATCACCAGAAGCTAACCATGTAATCGTACTACCACTAACTGTGCCAAAATACATAGCTGTATTATCAGCATCAAAAGCTACAGCAATTCGTCCTATTGATGTAGCACTTCCAACATAAGATACAAGACTTGAACCATTATATGCTCTACCAGAAGAATCACCTGCCAGCCATACAAATGTGTCGCTTCTAGTATGAGGACTTGACGCAGTATTACCTATAGCACTTTGAAGTGCTATGCCGGGATATATACCATTAGCACCCGAAGACCAGTCAATTTCCCAGTACCACATACCACTACTGGGCAATGTTGTAGTTATTACTGCACCGTTATCAGAGGCAAGCGAAACTTTGGTGTTGCCTTCTGAAAATGTTCCTTTACTTGTTCCAACTTGCGTCAACGGGTTAAAAGTTGGGTAAACTTTGCTAGGTGTGCTAGTGCTTTGATTAGCCGCTGCCATACTGGTAGTTGTGAAATCATTAGCGTTAGAGCTAATATCATTCCCCAGATCAGCACTATCTGCAAAGTCTAGACAAAAGCTATTTCCTCCTGCTGTGGATGCAAGAGCAGCAATATCTGCGTCAGACTTGGGGGTAAACTCTGAACCATTAGTACCAAAGGTAAAGGCATCTAGGAAATCTGTGACCGCAACAGTACCAGCTTGGATCGATTTTCCCACAAGCATTGTTGCTTGAGCTACATAATTATTTAAAAATAAACTGTTTGAAACTCCATTGTTATACGCACCGATATTATGTAGTCCAGCATTGCCCCATGCCGCTGGAGCTGCTGACAGCGCAGAGCCAGACGTTAAAGCTAACGTTGTTTCCCTAACTCCATTTACATACAACTGCACCGAATCTGTTTCATTTGAGTCAATGCTTAAAATTAAATGATACCAACCAATGTCCCTAAAAACTCGACTAGTTTTATACGCAATTGTAGCTGCATTAACATCTTCTATGTGGATTTCAATCATATCGTCGCTGGCATGCCACACAAAACGATTAACTAAATTTGTCCCGCTAATATTTTTTAATCCAGAAAAAATCGCTTGATCAGTACCAGTAAAAGAATTTCGTTGTACCCAAGTTGCAAACACAAGACGAGTCTGCGCTGAACCACTGCTAAATGTTTTAGATAAAAAATCTGCTGATCCATCTAGCCAAACTGAATTACCAATCACAGTTGGGTCAAATGGTGCTGGACCTGTACTCTGTCCACCTGCACCTAGAAGAAGATTATTACTAAATACACTCATTATGAATATGCCTTTGTTACCAGAGCTTGAACATCTGTGGATGTTTGTACTATATAATCTAGCCTATCCACTGCTGCTGCATCTGTGGAAAGAACTGGTGCAGTACCACCAGCAAAATCCCAAGAAGAACCATAGGCCAGTGTCCTGCTACCTGTGCCGTCCTGTGTAATAAAGATACTACCCACCTGTCCAGCTACACAGTTGGTAGGATTATCAAGAGTTCTGTTACCTGCCAGTGTCACTGTAAAGTTCTGGCCCACGTTAAAATCTACAGAGATGTTTGTACCGTCTGTTAGTGCTTGTATATCAGCAACTGCTGCTTTCTCAATGTGTAAGTCCTTACCCAAAAGTGCATTTGTACCCACTGCCAAAGCACTGACATATACATCTGTGGCGCTAAGAATGCCTGTCAGCGTACCACCTGCCAGAGGTAACCTAGTTCCAATACTAGCTGCCAGCGTGGCAGAAAGAGCAACAGCAAAATCACTAACAGATGTAATTCTAGTGTTGGCAGTTCCTATAGATGTAGCTAGTGTAGCTGAAAGAGCCACTGCAAAATCACTAACAGAAGTAATTCTTGTATTAGCAGTGTTAATGCTGGTGGCCATTGTGGAAGATACGTTGGCAATGCTGGTGGCTAGGGTAGCTGAGAGTGCCACTGCAAAGTCACTGACAGAAGTAATTTGTGTGTTAGCTGTGCCTATGCTAGTGGCCATTGTGGCAGAAAGAGCCACTGCAAAATCACTAACGGAGGTAATTCTTGTATTGGCTGTGCCTATGCTAGTGGCCAGTGCAGCAGATGCAGCTACAAGAGCATTGTTAGTAGAGGTATGTGCATTGTTGATAGAAGTGATAGCAGCTGCACTAGGAACAGCAGTACCACCTACAAAAATATTAGTAGAGGCATAGACATTAGCAGCGGATACATCCCCAGAGAACTCTGCTGCTACGCCTGATACCTTGGTGGTGAAGCTACCTGTACCTGCTACAAAGTTGGTTGCACTGAGAGAGGTGTTAAAGCTACCCGTGGCAGCGTCTACCTCTGTAAGACTAAGAACAGGATTAACCACAACTGTGGCGCTGGTGCTGGCAGTGGATACTGAGACACCGGCTACAGTAAGCTTTACAGTGTCATCACCTGCTGTTAAAGTATTGAAACCACCTGCCACCAGATCATTAAGCTCATCTGCCGTGGCGGTCAAGACAGTCCCTGCCAGAGCAAACTGTCCCGTGACGTTTAACTGAGCCGTACTCATGGCAATGGGAGAAGCAGTTCCTCCTCCATCTTGAATAGTCCTTACGGTGCCGTCCAACCCTGCATTAGAAGTCTGTGCATTTACCTGTAACAGGTCCTTATAGGTATTGGCTATCTTGGCATTTGTTAAGTCTGCCATGTTGTTCTATTCCTCACTTATATAAAGTTCCACTGTGTAGTCTCTTCACCCCATGCGGTGGTCACTGCACTCCAGCTTTGGTTTCTGTCAGAATTATCCGGTGGCCTTGCATCTTTAATAACTTCTTTGTCTATTGGAAATCTTACTCTATTCTGAGGATTGGTTACAAGATTAAATATACCATCACTTTCAGACTTAGCAACTATAAAGTCTGTTCCCGGTTCTTTTACTCTTTGGTCAAGCCTGTACCTGAAGCCTGATCTATCACTGATAAAGAAACCTTTTTTAAAAGACATTTAACATTTCCACCTTTTTCTAGCTTGTCTAAGTCTTGAGTTAGGATTCTTTGCAGCTTTGGGAAACTTCTTCATTTGCCCCGCTGATCTGGCGCAGTAGCTCTTACGTCTTTTTGAATCCTTACTGCCCTTCTTAACACTCCCTGTCACCGCTGTCTTTAGCTTACTACCGGGGTTATCTCTCCTGTACTTTGCCACACCTTTCTTGGTCATGCCAGCACCAGACTTGGTGGGTCTCTTCTGCCCACCGCTGATACTGTGACCCTTCATGCTACCTTTTTTTATAGGCATTCCTACTTCTTTCTACTTGCAAAAGTTTTAACATTGGTGGGCTTACCCTTTACACCTTGCTTAACTGCTCTCTTACGTTGAACAGCTGACTTCTTTTCAGAAGATGACATACCTTTTGCCTTGGCAAGAGGAACACACTTAGGATATTTTCTCTTTGTACCTGTAGTAGATTTTCTACCGCACGGTTGATATTTTCCATTTTTCTTAGGTGCTCCTATATCTACCCATTCTTCAGATACCCACTTCCTTAGTCCACCTCCTGTCTTAGCCCCTACTACTTTTTTCTTCTTACCTTTCTTCTTACCACCGGGGGTGACTTTTCCAGAACAAACAGCAGAGGCGTACATATTGGCATAGGCAGAGGGGTATACATCAAACTTACGCTTTGCAGCTGCTTTACCTCTGGGACAAAGTTTAGCCATTTACTTAGACCACCCTCAGTCTAGGAGTGATAAAGAGACTCACTCGGTTTCTGTCTGAATCTAAAGCACTGGTAAGAAGTTCTTCATACTTTGCTTTAAGAACAGCTACTCTCTCTGCAGGGATACCTGCCCTCTTATAACTGAGGTAGTAGGCAAGACCACAGGTCAGGGCAGGGAGAAACCTGAAGGGAACATCTGCGTTCTGGAGAGCACTCTTGCTAACATCTGCCAGACGTTTCATTCTGTAGTTTCTAAAGGTATAAGTATCTGCTGCGTCAGGCACAGGGAAGAAGAAAGCACTGACAGTCTCTCTTCCTCTGAGCGTGGCAAACTGTGTGGGCCTACCAGAGGTAGCTTTGTTAGTGATACCCTCGTATTCCTCGTAGCCTATTCGGTTCATCTGAAAGTCATTGCTATTGGAGGTTAGTCTGATGTACCCAGAGAGAACGTCCACAGTATCTGCAGGGAGCGTGTACTCTGCTGTCCCTGTGACCAGCGTGGTACTGGCTAGGTCTGTACCCCAGAGGAGAACACCACGGTTCTGCCAGTCTGTCAGCATCAGGTTCAGTGATCTTCTGGCAGTGATAGCATCATTGGCAAGTTCTGCCTGACCACCTAGCATGGCATAGGCTTCTTCTATTACCTCGTCTATAAAGAAGGTAGTGTCAAAGTCTGATGTAGTTGCAATGGCCATTGTATGCTACCTGTTCCTCATGCGTGATGGATTGCCAACCAGACCACCTGCTTTTAAATTAGTTCTAGGGGCGTTGGCCATATAATTCTTTAGCTGTCTTTTATTTATTGCACTCTTGGTAGCAGCTTTAGCATCTTTAACATACATATTTCTGGCTTTCGCATTAACTTCTTTTTTAGAAAGATCAGGATTATCTTTTGATACCATATCTATGTAAGCTTCTATTTCTTTTTTATCATCTTTTTCTTTCATTTTACCTGTTCCTCATCCAAGCTGGTTTCACAGAAGTATCCATAACTTTACCTCCTCCCTTCAAGGGAAGAGGTTTCATATAAGGTATTCTCCTACCAGAGGGAAGCTGTTGTTCTACGTTTACCTTCTTTATACCGTAGGGCTTCACTGTTAAATTATATTTTTCAAAAGCCATCAGGAACGGTACCTTTCTGTTGTTTCTTTTAGTAGAGGGTCTGAACGCTTTTGAAGAATTGTGTCCAGCTTAGAATCTAACCTCTGTACTAAAGTTTCTACTCTGTTGCTCTTATCTATCAGAGCAATTATAATATCATCTTGGTTTTTAAGAGCAGATGCTACGTCCTTGAGCATAAAATGAAGAAGCTTCCAAGCTGCCGCTCCTGCTCCTATGGTGGCAACTATGGCAAGTCCGTAATCTGATACAGCTTGAAATACACTAAAGTCTTCCACCATATATTTCCTTTCTTAACTATTCCCCTGAAGGAACTGGGTTACAAGAACAACCTCCTTCGCTGGTACAAGAACAATCTTCACAACCTGTGCATTGACAGGAAGGATTAGAACACCTCTTCTCTTGTTCCTCAGACAACGTCCGGTCCTATTCTAGCCGCACCGTAGCCCTGCCCTGTGGGTTTACCGTTGAAGGCGTTTAATTTTTCAGAGTCCACGGGAGGGTTCTGATCAGGAATAAGGTAGTCTTCTTTGTTACCTCCC